CCTCTGAACCGCAAGCGGCGGCGCGCCACCGTGTCGCTGGCCAGCTAATTTTTGAGAGACCGCAATGGCAAAACGCAAACGCAACCAGCAGAGCACCGCGCCCGCCGGCAAGACCGCCACCGCGGGCAGCAATGAGCGCGAAATGGCGTTCAGCTTTGGCGACCCGGAACCGGCGCTGGGCAGCGCGATCACCGATTACCTCGGCACCTTTCTCGATCCCCAGGGCGACTACTACACCCCGCCGGTGAGCCAGCGCGGGCTGTCGAAAATGCTGCGCGCCAATGCGCACCACGGCACCATTCCCTATTTCAAGCGCAACCTGCTGCGCAAGTACTTCGCGCCCAGCGCGGCACTCAGTGCGGAAGATCTCGGCAATGCCGGGTTTGATTTCATGGTGTTCGGCCACTGCTACTTCAAGCGTATTGAAAACCGCCTCGGCCAGCTGCTGCGCCTGCAGCACCTGCCGGCGCTGAATATGCGCCGCATGACCGAGCGCGACCGCTACTGCATGATCCAGAGCAGCGGGCTGGACCCGGTGAAATTCGCCCCCGGTGAAGTGATCCAGCTGCGCGAGTACGACCCCAACCAGCAGATCTACGGCGTGCCGCAATACCTCGGCGGCATCCACTCGGTGCTGCTGAATGAAGACGCCACCCTGTTCCGCCGCAAGTACTACAACAACGGCGCGCACATGGGGTACATCTTCTACACCGCGGATGCGGATCTCGATCCGGACGATGAAAAGGCGCTGAAAGAGCAGATCCGCGCGAGCAAGGGCGTGGGGAATTTCCGCTCGCTGTTTTTGAATATCCCCGGCGGCAAACCGGATTCGGTGAAGATCATCCCGGTGGGCGATATCGCCACCAAAGACGAATTCGAGCGGGTGAAGAACCTCAGCCGCAACGACGTGCTCAGCATGTGGCGCATCCAGCCGGCACTGGCGGGCATCATGCCGGAGAACACCGGCGGTTTTGGCGATATCGAGAAGATCAGCCGGGTGTACTTTGAGAATGAAGTGGTACCGATGCAGGACGTGTTCCTGGCGCTGAACCAGTACCTGCCGGCTGCGCGGCAGATCCAATTTAACCAACCCAAGGGCTTGACAGATGGATAATTATTACCCTTCAGGGCGTAGCAATGTGTTAAAATTTCCCCAAGATCTGGGGGAAGAGGACACAGAAATGCAGGTGAAATGCACGGAGTGTAATAGCAAGGCCATCATCAGCAGCCGCAACGAGCTGGACCCGAAAGTGGCAGACCTGTACTGCATCTGCCGCAATCCGCACTGCGGGCACTCATTCGTGATGAAGCTGACCTACAGCCACACCCTTTCCCCCTCCAGCTTTCAGGCCCGCCGCATGGCAACGGATATCTTCCGCGGGCTTCCCAAGAGCGAGCAGCTGGAGCTGCTGCAGCAACTGCAGGCCAGCGCCTGACCAGCTTCCCGGTCTCCCAGACACAGAAAAGGGCGCACACAGCGCCCTTTTGCTTGCCCGCTTGCCGGGTACTCAGTGGCGGCCCGCCACCTGCTGCACCGTCTCGCGTATCTGATCCAGCACCAGCACACAGCCGGCCTGCACCTCCGGATTCAGTTCCGCCTGGTCTCGACCACTGAGAGCAAACTGCATCAGCGCCGCCAACTTGTCGGCCTCTTCCAGCCGCTCGCGGTCGGATAACGGCAAACCGCGCCGCTCTTCGGGCGATAAACCCGCTGATACCCCTAAAATCCGTGCGCGCTCCGCGCCGTTTGCTCTCGTAGTCATACTTCCTGAACTCCCTACCTCGTTTAGATTTTTATTCCACTGAGTCCGATAAATTCGGCATTTATTAAGCAACATTTGACGGTTGTCGTATAGATCACAAACAGAGAATTTCCGGCGAGCAGGCGGGAAAGAGCATGCCATTTCCCTTATTTTTGTCATTCAAGGAACTTTGCTCTATTTTTGTTCACCCTGTAACGAAATGTATCAACACGAGAACGATTGAACAGCAGTAGCCGTAATAACCGGGCGGCTCAGAAAGTGGCGATCGCCGAGCGCCTGCGCCACGCGCGCCAGATGCGCAACCTCAAGGTCAAAACACTGGCCGCAAAACTGGGAGTCCGCGCGGATTCCCTGTCCCAGATGGAGCTGGGGCGCCAGACCATCCCCGCAGAACTGCTGGTGGACTGGTGCAGCGAGCTGAAAGAACCCCTGCTGCTGATTGCCGAGGGGATCGCCGGCACGCCGTGGATTGAGGGGGTACCGCCCCGACACGCCCGCCTGTACCGGCAGCTGCCCCCGCACCACCGCCAGCTGGTCCTGGACCACCTGGAACTGGTCGCGCAACTGGGTGGCATGGCCACCGCCGGCATTGCTGAGGAATAATTTCCTAGTAACTGCCCAAATGGCGATTTATCCAATCCACCAACCAACAGGACGTATGGCGTCCTGTTCTGCGCCACCTTCCGCCACATAGGATCACGAGTCGAACAGGACTCGTGTAATGACTGACTTCCGCACCCGCTTCGGCCGCCATATCGCCGAGCTCCGCAAATCCCGCCATCTCACTCAGGAACAACTCTCTGCCCGTGCCGGTATTGCCGAACGCACCATGCGCCGCATCGAGCTCGGCGAGAATGCGCCGGGGTTTGATCTGTTGCCGGTGCTGGCGGACGCGCTGGAAGTGCCGGTACCGACCCTGTTCGACTTTCACGACCCTCGCGGTACCAGTGAGGGCGAATAACAAGAAAAGGGGGCAGCATGGATATTGCTGAACAGTTGCGCGAAGCAATGGAAACCGGGGAAGTACTGGAAATTGTGTATCACGGCGGGTCAAAGCCCGGCAGCAAGCGGCGGATCTCGCCGCGCAGCCTGAGCGAAGACGGCACCCGCCTGCGGGCCTACTGCATCGAGAGCGAAGCGCTGAAGACCTTCGCCACCGCGAAAATACAAATAGGCGGAGAGTGCGCCCCACAGCCGACCGAGGTAATCCTTGAGCAGGCACTCGCCGGGGTAACCAGTTTCCAGGAGGCTCTTGAACCCTTTGTCGAGTGGTTCGAAATATGCGGGTGGTATATCGATCCTTACGCGGACGCCATGACGCTGCACCGTTATTTCAAGAATGGTAACCCACATAAAGCCCATGACGTGGTGATCTGTTACGTCGAAGAAAATAGCCACCGCCCCTGGCACGTAAACAGTATTTATCCAAATACAGCCAAAACGTTCAGCAGGCTAGATAAGGCGGTTTTGGCTTTTCTGGCTCTGGCGGAAAAACTGGCTCCCGATCCCCGGCCACTGGCCGAAGCGCTGACAGAAACCACTGCTGAGTGACCATAAAAAAGGGCTGCGATTGCAGCCCTTGTTGTTTGTGTTCCGGTATCAGTTCAGCGGTTCCCAGCGCTCCGCGCCGTTGTAGGCGTCACCGCCCACGCTCTGCCATGCCTTGCCCTGCTCATCGAGGGCGATGCAACCGGGTTCCCAGCCCTGCGGATCGCGCAGTTCATTCATCCAGCCGGATACCTTGCCCTCAAACAGAACCACCACGCCGCCCTTGCCGGTGTAGCCATTGTGCTCGCGCCACTGCTGCGCTTTCTGTTGCCGGGTCATACGCGGTCCTCCGCCGGGCTGAGCCCTTCCTGAATCTCGTCGAGAATAACCGCGAGGCCCATCTGCATGTCGGGGCCGAGTTCCAGCGGCTGGCCGGGGGTCAGGGTGGCGGCGATCAGGGCCATCTTGGCCCGCGCTTCGCTCATGCGCTCGAGAACGGCCAGATCGTTGATGGCGTGCTCGAAGGTGTCTTCGTGGATAAACCCCAGCATCTCGCCGCCCGGGCCTTTTATAAACAGGCCATCGCCGGCGGTGAAGTGGGCGTACTGTTCCAGGGAGAGGTGAATCTGGGTGGACTGGTTGCGGAAGTCCGCATTGATGATCTTGGCCATGGTGGGCCTCCTAATGGTTTTAGTATTGAACGGCTCACCAGGTAGTAACTGGTAAGCCGGGTGTCAACTAGAGCCCATTAGAAGCTCCGGGCGGTATTCCCCCGAAAGGTCTTGTATTCCACGCCTCTCCACCCGGCCATAAAGCTGGGTTGTACCTTATTTCAGGCACAAAAAAACCGCAGATGTCGGTGCGGGGAGCCGCTAATGAGTTCTAGTGCGGGAAACATTAGCGGCTGCCCGGCTGTCGTGTCAATGGTTTTGTGCTTGTACGTGGTTGTACGAGGGCCAATCATCATCAATCCAGCCAAGAAACTCGCACTTGCGCTCATCCAGACAGCACTGGAAATCATCCTCGTGGGCAACCTCCGCCACCACCGCAACGTGCGGTTCCAGGCATAGGCGGTGCAGCTTTCCCGCCACATGCTCCGCGCACGATCGGTGGTACAGCGCCGCCTCCTGCGGCTTGTTCCCGGCGAGATCGGGCAGGCAGTTAAAGTGGATCTTGCGCACGTAGTCCTTTTCGCCCTGCGGGCCGAGCTTGTAAATGCGGTAGGCGGTTTTGTGTTCGTAGCTCATCTGGCGGCTCCCTGATTGTCGATTAGGTGCTTCAGCGCTGCCTCGCCCGCGTGCTGGGTGCAGAGTGCAATGCCGTTCATGTTGTAGCGGGCCATGCGTCCGCAGCGGTTGCGCTGGTTGTCGAAGTAGGTGGTGCCGCTGGATCGCACCACGCGGCAGCACCGTTTTTCTCGCCAGACGTAAGCCGGAGTTGGCAATTTGATTTTCTGGATTTTCATGCGGTCAACCTTTCCTGCGGTGGCAAAAGCGATGCAGCCGCATCAAAGCTCTTCCGCTGGCCGAACACGTAGTAATTCACCTTGAACCCGACGAGACGTGCGCGCTCCGG